GAGCGTCAATCCAGATGGACCAGTTCCGTCCAAGCGATCTTGGTTCCAGTCCGCCTGATTAACAGTTCTGGTATCGCTGGGAGAGCCGCTTGTAGATGAGCGTATAACAAAGGACTTTGTGCTGTCGTTAACTTGAAAGAATACACCATCATTTACGCTAAAAAGCCCAACGCGCTGTCTAAGATTTGCTTTTGGCTCATTCATTACAAACGTGGCAAGAAACAAGAAACTCTTGCCCGGTTGATAGGAGAAAACCCGTCGTGTTTGCAAAACGACTGCTGATCCAGATGACGTTGTTGTAGCCATATCTATGCAGGCGCGATCTTGCACAAACGTGGCAGTTCCGCCTGTCGATGTGGACTGAGAAAATGCCGGGTCAGCCTGATAACGATTTTGGCTGTCAAAAAGCGTATATGGCTGAGATATGCGCAAACGCCCAAATGCATCAGTCTGCATCCCGGTATATTGCGTATACAGCGCATTAGTCGGCATTGAGCCGTAAGGAGGATAGACCGTAATCGTCACTGGCCCGGACCTCCCCCGATCTTGAATGTAATATCCGCAACGGAAGCCTGTGCCTGAACTGTTCCTCCAGCCAAAAGAACTTGCTGGCCAGTCCACTGAACTGTTGTGTTACCACTTATAGGAGCGTTGTAGAATAAAGCGGTACTTGCCCCTGCCGCTCCTCCAACCGGGACAAGGCAAATTGTAAATGTTCCCGGCGTTGTCGCCGTATTGCAAACTTCTATATCTACAATAGCAATTTGAGTCCCTATAGGAGCCGTGTAAAGAATACCAAAAACACCCGTCGGCGCGGAGCCGGAGCTAATGACAGTGCCCTTTGAATAATTCCAAAGCCCAAGAGCAGCCTGCCCAATATTATTGATGGCAATGACGCCATTCTTTTGAGTTGTCAGAATGTCATCAAGTGACGCGGCCATTAGTATTTCCCATCCACTTGAGTTCTGTACCGGATATTTCCAAGTCTCCAGAATGTTCCGATATCATTGCTTTCCAGCTTTATAGATATCAGCCTGCCCCGAATGCGTGGCGTGATGAACTTCGTGGCATTTGTCATCACATAAGGACCATGTTGAATGGGCGTATCTCCGGGATAATCGGCAGTATAAAATGTGATGTTTACGTTTGCACCCTGCGACCCATTGTAATAACCCCACTTCATATCGGGCCAAATTTGGTCAACAAACATCTTAACGTCAGCCTCAGTCATGGCGAAATAGCCCGTCTGAAATGACGATACCATTGGCCGAACATCCGCATCTGTCGATGTTTCGTGCTGGTAAATATATTGATTAAGTGAAGCCCCAATAGGAGGACCAAGAACAGACTCGTTGATCCAAGCAGTTCTCGATACATACGGATTGTCTTCAGTATTAAACCCGTAATCCCATTGATTGAGGATTACATTGTATTTCACATAACCTTCATTCTCGCCGCCATTGCTAATGGTTGGAAAATACCATGTAATTTCCCCAAAGCGGCTATTTGCGGCAAATCGTATTTTATCCAGATGGTTTCTATCCAAATCTTGGAAGACAACATCCCAAATCGGACACATAATTGGCTCTACGCCACCGCCAGAAAGCCTATAAAACTGACTTTGGCCCATCCAGTAAACAGTCCCGCCCATAGACCCGGCGGCCTTGCGACCAACTAGCCCGCATCCATTGCCGATCTCATTGAACCCATAAACATATGGAGGACCTACATATTGCATGGCCCAAATACCGATATCAGTCCAAACAAGGCCCTGTTGCGGCCCCTGAATACACTGAACAATCTTCGAACCTTTGGGAATACGATAAGAGCCAGCCTGATTTGTTATAAGAGCATTCCATACATCGTAATTGTTGACATCACACCAGCGTATCAAGAGAGGGTCTTTTACGCCCGTGAATGTCGATCCCCACGCAATGATCTGCCTTTGCGGCATAGCCACGAACATACCATCGTTCACAGGGGGAGCTGTTGGTATTACAGTGGCTACGGGAGAACCAATAGTTGGGTTCCATTGATAGATGGGGCCATTCAAGGGGCAAGAAATAAACGTCTCACCCCAATTATCTAGCGTCCAATCATCAGCCGTAATAGGCGTTCCGGTTCCAGCAGTGGGAGCCGACCCTGTGCCATAACCTCCAATGCCATAAGGGCCAATTCCGTATCCGGTCCCTGCAGGGATTGGCCCAATGCCATTGTAATAAATGGCGTATAGATTGCCACCGTTCTCTGAAGAAGTATCGGTAGATGTTGCTTGCGAATTGCCAGATATGACAAATTCGCTCGTCGAATTGACTGAGGTTACAATGTAATTTCCGTACAAAGTAACGCCACCAACCATTGTTGCGATTAGAATTGGAAATGTATCGCCAATCGCATAGCCATGATCAGCCAATGTTACAGTTACAAACGTATCACCACTTGTCGTGTCAAAGACAGGAACCGCTCCACCGTTTGATACGGTAGATGTCGCCAAGGCTGGATTACCAAGGACATCCGTAGCGTATATGGAATATGTATTTGCAGACCCGCCGGGATTATAAACTTGATATTGACCGAACAATACAATCCCGCCAACGCTGACTTGAGTTTTTATGTAAATTGAGTCGTAATTATCAGCGTTTCTTCCCGTGTCTGTAATAACAACCTGATTGCTTCCGACAGTAGTCGAGAAACCAACAGCGATGTTGACAGTTGTTTGTTGGGGTGTGATATCTTTGGCAGTGTTGCTATTGATAACAAGGAGTGCGCCTGTTGTGGGGTCAAGCACATCACCTTCCGCGCCAACGCCAAGATATGAATTAGAATTTGTATCTTCCCATGCCCATAGGCACCTGACCGTTGATCCAATCGTATTGATGAAATATTTGCTCCAGCCGCCAAGCTTCTGAACAAGACCCCCCATAGTCCTGTCCGGTATGAACCGAATAAGCTGACTTGAAGAGATCGCCGCCTCATTCAAGGTTGGCGTTTTGTTGTGATCGACGCCCGGAACGATCTTAAATGCGGCGTGAGGCATGAGTTACCCCCGCGTCGGCGTTGCGACAGGTGACGGAGACTGAGATGTCCAGCCGGAAGACTCGAATTTCTTACGAGCCTCTTCCACAGCCGCACCCTTCAGGAGAGCCTGATATTGGCTTTCATAAGTCACTGCCATTTGCGGATCGTCATTGGCCCGGCCAAAATTGCGTTGATAGGCTGAAATGTAGATCATTGACGCCATTATGAACAAATCAGGCAAATATAGACTGATAAAGGTCGTTTGATTGCTGGAAGACATACTTGCCGGACGCTGCGTGCCGACAATCTCGACAAAGTAGGTCTGATCGGAGAATGGGCCAACGTAGAATAAATTGTCATTAAATGGGGCAAAGTATTTAGGCACGCCAGTGTACGATCTAGCCCCATAAACAGCGTCAAGGAACTCTTTCGTCGTAGGCAGAAGAGGAACTCTAGTGCCTGCATCCGGGTCTTCCGTTCCAACGGGAGTGATAAGGTTAATCTGCTCCGAAACGACTATAGACCCAGCAGGTATTGTTACCGTTCTGGTGCTCGCCGCAAGTTGATAACCCGTGATTGAGGTTGATACCTGAAGGAAATCCAATTCGCGATAAATACGGTTTTCCGCATAAGTTATCATCTGGGGCAAAACCACCAAAAATTCCGCATTGGTTGGCTCTACGACCGCCATAGTCGAAATTTGGCTGATGTAGCTGGTTGTTCCAGCTACTGAACCGTCATAAGAGAGGCCAGTAGTCATTTATTGCTCCTACATGCCTATTTTAGCATTTATTTCCCAGAATTACACCACCCCTCCCGGCGGGCATTATTGACCTTTACCTCCACAATCGTCTGATCTGTATCCTTGGAAGACCAAGAAATCGGTTTCCAGACCTGACAAGCTGCCTCAGTCCCGACGATGGCCGTCATTTTCGCGCAGCCGGTCAGGCCGAGTATCGACAGCATCCCCAGCCCGAATAGCATTTTGCGTCCTGCGTAGTGCGTCAGCATTGGAATCTCCCTCAATCTTGTTCCGGGCGTCACGGCGGCCCTTTCCGTAAATAAACCCAATAACTGCAATGGCAGCCATTACCCACCCGGCCAGCCGGGTGATCGGGCTAAACAGGAAACTGACAAGTTTGGTAATCATGCGCCCTCCTCATCCAGCCGCTGTTTGCGCCAATACCAGATAGCGGCGGCAGCAATAACCACCAGCAGCAGCACCAGAACAGCAGGCTTGCCAAACGCTTCAGAAACCCCGCTCAGGGCGTCGTTAGCCTGCTGGACAACCGGGATCACCTCCTGAGCCGCCGCCACCGCGCTGGCCCCTCCGGCCAAAATAGCGGCGTTACCCTCCTTGCTCTTGGTGATGGGCTTCGAAGGAACAGGGGCATCAGGGGCCGCTCTGGACTCATCGTGGTTTGGGGCCGTTTTCTCATCTACCCCACGCCACATGGCCGCTTCTGCCCGGCGACGGCGAACGAGACCCGGAAGCTCCTTGCCGCCACCCTTCGTCCATTTCATAAATTCGGCTGGCACTTTGTCAAATTGCTTGGCGTTCACACGCTTCAGGAGCGTAGACTTCTCAAGTGCGCCAATCCCGCAGTTGTATGCGAAGGACACCAACGCATCAAATTGGTTTTGAAGCAGATCGACCTTCACAAGCCTCTCTACGCCAGCCTCGTACTGCACAAGGTCTCTTTGCAAGATATACTCAGCCTCAGATAGCCCAATCTTTTGGCCCTGACGAACTGTAGGCGGCCCAGCCGCTGACGTGTGCCCTATGCCGATAGTCCAGACTCCAGCAGGGCATTTGTAAGCATCCAGACGGACGCCTTCAAACTCCTTCAGCAGTTCAATAAGCGCGGATGAAGATTTCATGGTTTGTCCACCTTGTCGTCCAACTTGTCATAGATGCGTTGGAACATATCCTCAATGTGCTTCATTGTTTTGCTGAAGTCGTCCTTCGATACATAAGATTTAGGTATATCAACTTCGACGCGGTGAAGATTTTCCTCAATCTTCTGGACACTCTCCCACATCATTCTAGACCACCAGCCGATCCCGGCCAGAATAATGCCGACTCCAGTATTGATGAGGGTCTGAGTGTCCATTATGCAGCTTCCAAGGGCTTTTGAGTGTAGAAGACAACATTGGATTTGAGCCGCTCATCGTCCGGGGCCAAATCCAGTGCAATTTTACCATGATTTTCAGCGATTTGGTACAGCCCAAGATTATAGGCGGAAATAGCCGCCAAATCATGTAATTTTGGCCCCCAAACCTCCGGGTCAACCGTGTAAACCATCTCCCGGTTGGTAATCCGCAAGCCCTTCATAGAGGTCGCCAGACACTCTTCCCACCGCCCCTGCCGGTAAAAAAGGGTCGCCAGTTCCGCCCAAGGCTCACGGGTATTCGGGGCCTCATAAGCCGCCATTTGAAACGCGCGCTCCGCATCCCAATGGTCTCCCAATTCAGCGTAGCAACGACCCATTACCCGGTAGGCGTAGCACCGCTCGTTAACCCAATCGGCTCGTGGTAATTTAAGATAACGATTGCAGGCATCAATTGCCTCTCTCCACTTGCTATGAAAACTTAATTCTCGCGCATAATAGAAGGCATTTCTGGGGCAGTCTGGGTCTTCCTTGACGGACAATTCCAATAGATCAAGGTACTGCCCACGCGACTTGGTCGGGTCAGGCTTGTGGACCACCAGTAACATATCTGTGTCTGCCCAGACTTCCTGTATCCGCCCATCGGGAACTGGATATTCGTGACAGGGATGTTTGAAATAATACCCATGGCGAGCGAAAATCTTTTCATATTTAAAAGCGATCCCCGCACCCCAATCAAACATATATCTCATGCGTGTT